CCGATTGGCATTGAGGTCGTTGAGGTCGGAGAGGCTAAAGTACCCACGAAGTAATCATCAGGCATCTCGAAATAGAAGGTGTCGTAATTCGCAGCCATACGAGCAAGGAAGCCGACGAGAGTTTCCCATTCATTTTGAGCTGACTTTGAATAAGAGGCAGATCTCAGGAAGTTAAACGAAAGGCTTATCTTGTAACGAGGATAAGACCAGAACGCAGCTCTAAGTTCTAATCCATTAGATGATTGCTGGACTTCGGTTGAATAGATCGGTGTTCTTTGAATATCAATATCAATACCCGATAAGGAGGGGAATACTAGACTGCTCATGCGAATTGACTCCCATTTCTAAGTGCAAGTTTGTGGGCTGAGAAAACAGATGAGGCATTGGCTTTGAGGTATGAATCAAAACTAGAAGCGTCCATCGCCTGAATGTTATAGGTGACTGATCCACTATTGGTTGAAGCCTGACCGGTTGCGACTATGTTGCGTATGCCTTCAGCGAGGGGTTGCGGAAGCACCATTTCGCCCTTGTGGAGTTGAGCCATCTGCCCATCCATTTCGACATTGGCATAACCGCCTTTGGCTGATTTGACATTACCCAATAATGAGTAGATCGCAGCACCGATGATTGCCCCAATCGCAATAGCAGCAATCGGATTCTGGGAAGCCCACGCAGCGATGGCAGCGGCAGTACCCTTAGCCGCATCATTTGTAATTGACAGGCTGGTTTCAGTCGCTTTAGCACCACTTGACACCGCAGCAGATGATACATTCGCAGCCGCAGTAACGGTTGCGGTTTTTAATCCGGTTACGATCTTAAGTGCTTCTGCCTTAATCCAATCTTCGACCATTTGCCAAATAATCCTATTAAAGATATTACCGATGCCTTGCCAGATGTTAGCCATCGCCTCACTAAAGGACATCGTGCCAGAGAGGATTCCGTCTAAGGATTGTTGGAAGGACGAGACGAGCATAGATTGCAGTTCCTCAAGCCGACCTTTCTCTTTCTGCATGGCTTCTTGCTCTAAAGCCTCTTTGGTGAGTCGTGCTTGTAGAGCCTGAGTTGCCTTTTCGTTTTCAAGATTTTGCAAGGCGATTGCGTTTCCTTTGGCGAGTTCGAGCATCTTATCGAGATAGGTCTGCTCGGCTACCAAGTCGGCATCGTGCAATTCTTTCTTTTTGGCAAGGAATTGTTCTAGGCTGATCTGTTGCTTATCTAAGTTGCTTTTTGCTTGAGCCAATGTGAAAGCATTGTTCTGCTGAGCGACTGTTAATTCTTGTTTAGCCGCTGCTTGATCTAGGGCTAATTGTTCTTGAATACCCTCTTGTCTTAATGCCGATAGATCTTTATTTATTTTGGCTTTATATTTAAGCCTATCTTCATCGGTCAGCCTTAGATTATTAACATTTCGTAGTTCTAATTCTAATTGTTTTTTAAGTTCGTCCCTCATCCAAGTTGTTCGACCCGCATAGAGACTTTTGATTCGGTTAGATTCTGCTTCTAGGAGTTGCGTTGTTTCCTCTAGGTTTTTCTTAGATTCTTCTTTGGTTGCTGGTAAAACACCGATATCATTTTGATCTTTTGGCTGAGCGACAGAAACTTTTGGTGCTTTTCCGACCATTAAATCAGAAGTTCTTTTTACCGCACTTCCTGTGTCCTTAACCATTGATGTGACTGAGTTCTTAGCCTTATTAAAATTATCAGCGAGTTCTTTTGCGTATTGGATCGAAGCTTCTTTGGCTACCTTGAAACCTTCTGATAGATCACCGGTAAGGATCATTGATAACGCTTTGACCAAACTGATTTGATAGCGTATGTTGTCATTAAAGAAATCAAAGCCTATTCTTATATTATTGACTGCTGCGATTACCAGCTCGATTGAAACAAGTAAAACTCCATATAAAAAGGTGGCTAAAAGCCCAACAATCTTTCCAAGTTCTTTTGCGTTTTGTTTATTACCAGCAAGACCTTCGCTAAAGTCAGCGATGACCGGAAGTAGCTGATCGCCTAATGCTAACTTGAAGTCTCGTATCGTATCGCTTCCAGCCTCTTGTGCCTTCTTGAAGGCATAGATTTGTTCGATCTGAGCCTTAGTGACTTCTTCGTTACCTCGTACCTGATCCGTAACTTTTGCTAGTTCGTCTCTGGTGAGTCGCAACAATCCAAGACTTTGGAGATAGGATCGACCAAAGGCTTCTTGCAACATTTGATTTCGCTTTGTGCCATCCTCCATTTGTTGTGCTTTGGTGATGACGGACATAATCGCATCAGCATAGTTGTTGATGGTGTCTTTTGATCCGGTTAATTGATTGACAAAATCCTCTAAAGATTTGCCCGATGTATTAACCTTAATTCCCAAAGCCCTCGCCGAGTTAGCCAAGACATCGCTAGATACTCCAAGATCATCAAGGGCTTCTTTTAATGCGGTTGCCTCAAGGAGTGTAGTCCCTAGAGCTTTGGATAGTTTATTGATCTCTAAGCGATAATTGATGGATTCGTCAATCGCAGATTTGAACGCAGCACCACCCGCAAGGACTGCGGTAATGGCTAACATCGCTTGATTTACTTTATTAAAAGCATTAGACACGCTATTGAAAGCGGTGTTCATTTGCTTGGTCGATGCCGAGACCTGAGCCGCAGCCGCCTTAAGCGGTGCGGTCAGTTTATCAAGGAGGGTTAATTCAGCTTGTACATTATTTTTTGCCATTGAAAGCCCTTACAATGTTTTCGATTTCGTTTTCGGTAGGTTGAACCTTGACTTGGCTTTTCTTGTTCTTGTATCCCATGAAGTTTTTAAGTAGAACATGAGTGGGTGGATTCTCGACCCAATAAGCAACGAGCTGAGTAGAATCTGGGTATGAGATTTCATCAATCTCAGAATACGTCCAGCCGGTGCTAGTAATGATAAGTCCATAGATTTCACCGAGTGCTTCTTCTAAGGACTTACCGCTTCCCCCGATGATTCGCTTTTCTTAATGCCTGAGACACCCAAGACTGCCTCAAAGATTTCCTTGAGGTTGCCGAGATCGATCATCTCTAGCAATTCGTCTTGAGTGATTTCAGGATAGTTGCGATTGACTGAAGCTAGGACGATTGACGCAATAGCCTCCGTCTGTTCTTCGTTGGGGACTGAATCGATATTAGATAACGCATTTATCTTATTGCCGATTCGTTTAAGAGAGCCGAGAGTGAGGGGGGGAAGTGTGTAATCCCGACCCCCCATTGATACTTTCACACCTGAAAGTAAAGCCATATTGTCAAACCTTTCCTAAAAAGTTGGTTAATTATTCCGTAGTGTAAACAGAAATTACGTTGCCAGAGGCATCAGCGAAGCCCATGAAGTCGAGCGATTCTTCGGTGAAATCCTCATTGGGCATTGAGAAACTGTATTTGCCGAGTGTGGCAGCATACAATTTAACTCCGACATTCTTGCCCTTGTAAGTATTCCAAAGCGAAATCTGATACGTTGTGCCTGATCCCATCAGTTGATTGGTCAGGGTTACGGTGCTTTGTCCAGCAGTCGTGTTCGTGTATGAATAACTAATCTGAACAGAGTGAGAAGCATCGGCTGCCGCAAAAGTGTAAACACCCGCAGCGGCTGAGTATTGACCGGTGCTTGGGCTAGAAGTAACACGAGTCATAAACTTAGATGCGGTTACGTCATAAACCCCTAAATCCGACCAGCCGGTTGTGTTGGCAACGGTGATCGTGTAAGCAGAAGTGGCTGGGACTGTGCCGGTTTCGTTATTAGAACCGATGGTGCTTCCAGCAGTTGTCTGAGTTCCACCTAAGATCGCATTGATTAAGCGTCCAGATATCTGTGCGAATGAGGCAGATCCTTCGATTTTGCCACCCGCACGAGCGATATCGACCGGGAAGGTATAAGAGCCTCGCAGCTCTTTAGTGTCGAAGCTGATATCTAACGATACGTCTTTAAGCACACCGACCTGAGTCGCTTGTGCGGGGCTGCTTGAATCTACCAAGTACAGACCGCCTGTTCCGAAATTATATTGAGCCATAAAGCCCTCCTAAGTTAGTTAATGAGTTCCGAAAGAGAGGCTTTTAAGGCTTCTTTGGATTTTTGAAAGTGATTGTAGAGTTGCGTTTCAATTCCTTTGTTATGAAAAGTATTAGAGAACCACACTTCTATTTTATCATTAAGAAGTTCTGCTTTTTTGCTTTGCTTCTTTGGTTGGATTTCGTCCACTTCGATTTTCTTGATTTCATCATTCATATATTCCTCCTAGCCTGTGGCTACGATCTCGAACGGTATGACTGCGACTGCTTGTTGCCCCAGCATCCCTTCGTCTGTTTGAATAGTTCCTGTAATCCAACAATGGGAACATCTCCCATTGAGGGTTGTTAAAAAGTCCGATGGTGAATCTTGATACTGAGCGTTGGGGATAGCCGATTCTGTGGCAGTACGCTCAAATGCACCTTCGACAAGGGTAATTAGTTGGTTCAGTTGAACGCTAGGGGCTACGTGCGGGTCTTGATCGTTGCGACAATACAGGTATATCGTGCCTCCAAGTGTCCATTTAGGGGGGAATCCTCGCATATTCTCAACCGATTCAGAGCCTTTAGTCATGATTAGGGCGGGTTGCTGAGACGCCTCTAGGTCATCATAGGTCTTAAACTGCCTAGACGTGTACATAAAGCCGCCAATCCCAACGAGTCGCTGGTATAGAGCATCGAATAAAGCCTCACGATTGAGTGCCATTAGAACGCCCCTATCGCAGCTTGTAGCCGATTGATATATTCTTGTTTGCGTTCCTCTAGTGCGTCTGCCAGATAGGGTCTAGCCTTGAGGGTCAGCACATAAGGCTTAGTGGGTTTGCCTAGTTTAGAGGTTCTCTGGACTGTACCGCTGAATCCCTCATGGTGTATCTTCCCATAAAAGGGTAGCGTTCCCACTAATACAGTCATTTGCACAGGCGTCTCAAAGTATTGCACATTGGTGGATGATCTCAATGCACCGCTTACGACTTTGAGGTACTGTCCGGTTCTATCGGTTAGATACTTTCTTTGGACATTTGATTTGAGATCCTGACCGATACGCATCATCTCTTTTTTTATATCTTTTTTGACTTCAGGAGGCATCAATAAGAGATTCCTACGAAGTTCTATATGACCTTTCAGAGTGGCTACGATCATATCGGCATCACTCTGGTGTATTCTTGCAGCGTTCTTATTGCGTCTTTAGGTGCTGATTCCATCGAGAAGGTGATATTCTCACCGCCCACGTTCTTATTAGCCTGAGCAATACGATCTTTCTCACGATACCGCCATGATGTAATCTCGATACAAGCCTGTTCTAAGTCGTAAGGAATCGTTGCGTACCCAGCAACATAAGTAATCACCACATTGGCATAGCCGGTGGTGAAAGTTAATCCCCCACGCAGATACAGGAATCCTCCGTTCTCGACCCACCCAGCGACATTAGCAGCGGTTGATTGAGGCACGAGATTTCCGTTGATATAGACAGAAGTGACACTTGAGACAGGGTAATTCTTGAGAGCCATTTTGGTTTGATTTGCCCAGCCATTTCGATATTCGGTGTAAGTGGTCTGGGTAAAGTCACGATTGCAATAACTCTTAATCCAATCGGATACAGAGGTGATTAAGCGATTGAGCAAAGGATCATCAACGGAGACATAACCGCTAGAGGTATAAGTTCCGTATGCTGAAGTATTAACTCCGATGGTAAAGTTATTCGCATCGATAACCGTAACGGTTGGAGTCGTTCCGTTTAGTTCGGTCATTCCGTTAATGCCTGAAAGACCGACCTGTAATCCGGTGGTGAGTCCATGAGCAGTACAAGTGACCTGACCCGGATTCGCCTTCGTGATTGCAGAGATCGGTTTCCCAAGTATGCCTAAGTAGGATTTGACATTCGCTAAAGTTGTTAAATCTCCAGCTGCCATTAGTCCTCCTTAGATTTTTTTGATTTCTTTTCTTTTACTTCCTCGAATCCAAAAGTCTCGATGAGCATTAAACCAATCTCGTCTGGGACTTCCATTGATCCGTTTTTCTCGTTATATTCAACACCACCAACGGTGATGCTCTTGTTTACTGACGAGTGTACTTTCATCTTTTTCCTTATTGAATTGGGGGGATTTCTCCCCCCAAGATTCAATTTACCAATTAAGCGATGTTAGTGATCGCCCCAAATGCGAAGGGTGCCATTACCTGCAAAACCTCGCCTTGACCGGCATAAACCCCGAAGCTATAACGTCTAGTCGTTAGTGGGTATTCGATCTGGAAATAATCACGTCCACGCAATTTCACTTGAGCGACCGCACCTACACCGCTGAGGGGGTAAGGGATCGAACTGGAAGTGAATAGGATCGTGCCGGGAGGGCAGAAAGGATGTACTTTCACTTGGATCAAGTCTTGCGTGATCTTGTTCAAGTAACTTCCGACCTGAGCTCCGCCGCTGATTCCACCGGTTGCTTTCGCATCGGAGTTGAAGCGGAATAGAGGGGCACCACCGCCACCGATGACTAAAGAAGTGATCTTCTTCAGCTGGGCAGAGTTGCACCAAATGGTGTCAGGGCTGACACGATAGTTATCATAGAAACTTTGCAGAGCGGTTTCGATTTCAGCAACACCACCGGCAGAGTCGGTCGTGAGGGTCGTGCCGGTTCCGGCAGTTCCGGTTGCTAATGTGTTCAGGTAAGCACCTGTGCTAGAACCGAAAGCGGTTGCGTAGAGCAATCCGTCAAAGGAGTATCCAGACTCAGCAGATCGATCATTGGATGTCAAAGCAGAGGCTGCTTGGTTACCCGATGAAGGCAGAGCAGTTAATACAACGCTATTGATCGTGGTGATCGCAGCAATCTTTTCAGATCCAGCAGCACCGACATACCAAGCATAAGCCACCGCACCGTTTACTGCAGTTACTGAAGCGGAGATCGAGAGGTTGGTTGAAGCGGTTGTTACGTCAGCAGAAGCGGCTGATTTCTGAGCAGCACCGGCATTGATTGTGTCGGTTGTTCCGTCAGCGTTCGTGCGGCTGATTTGTTGAACGACACCGGTTGCATTGACACCGGCTCGTAGATAGCCATCGTGAGTTAAAGCGACGCAGATAACTTTATAAGTAGCAGCGGAAATCGATCCACCCGCAACAAGACCAACCGTAGGAGTAGGCGTTGTTCCGAGAGCGACTGAGGAGTTACCACCGAAAAGCATCTTTTCCTCTTGGATCATCAGAGATCGCAAAGCAGATT